TCTTGATAATTTCCTTGTGCCTCTTCCATTAACTCACTAACCGTAGGACGGCTTATAGAGTTAAACCTCTCCCAGCTTCCGCCTACACCGCCCCCACAGGAGATGCAGCCCATCACCGCATCAGCTCTGTCAGGACTGTCAAGACCTCTGGCTTTCATCTTATCTTTTGACTCTAACCCCAGCTTTCCTGTTCGACTTACTTCTGAACGTCTTGTCACCATCTGCTGATGAAGCATCCCGTCATCCGGTAAAAGTATCTCTCTCTTCTCAATTACCCTAGCAGCAGTGTGCCACATCTCAGCACTCCGGTTTGCGTAACGGTCATCAAACGGTTTCCCTCCAAAGTTAACCCTATGAACATCATAACCCGCATCCATCAAAGCATCACACAAAGGTAATCCCATTCCACCTTCATCAGCGTACACCTCATCTTGCGTCAGGTTGTTCTTCTTAATAAGGTTTATGATCTTACCAATCGTCGTGTTCGTATTCCGCTCACGCCAAGTGATCATCTCCATCACCTTGTTCCCATTCCTGTACGCAAATACACATTCGTCTCCCCCAGCCGCAAAGTCAATAAAAGCCACCTTCATTCCGGTTTGTAGCTCAGGAGGGTTTTGTAAGCATTCCTCCAGATTCTTTAGATTAAGAACCAGACCTTCCCCGCTATCATCCACAAACTCCCCATAAATCATTGAGCGAACCAAAGGGCTATTTTCCCCATACATCTCAATCTGTTCATCAATCCATTCCTGACTAAGATGAGGACAGTCAAATGCGGTAACCGTATGGCAATCCCAAAACTTCCTTTGCTTGGTAAATGCCTCATAAAAGGAACCAGCAGCAGCACCACAACTGCTCATCAGCAGCAACCTGCTCGGCTGACATCTGGCTATGGCAGTGAAGATAGGATCAGGGACAGTCTTAGCTTCGTCCACAATCATCAACAAATTCTCTGTCGGCCCCTGCCTGTGCCAACCCTCAAACTTACCCGCATCATTCGTACTAAACCCAATTGCCCTACTACCATTCTGATAATGCAGTTCATTGCTGGTTGACCTCCAACCCTGCCCCAAACCACTGATATACTTCTTTAGCGTAGGCCAGAGCTGCCCTTCAACCTGCCGCCAGACACCAGCAGTCGTTACAACTAAGCTTTCTGGAAACCGAACCATATGCCAAAGGATTGCACTGGCCGCAACCACACTCGTCTTTCCACTACCATTAGCTGCCTTCAATGCAACCTGACACTCTTTAGGGTTTAAAGCCTCCAACACTCTCTTCTGCCAATCATAAGCATCCATCCCCAAAAACATCTTAGGAAAGTTCTCCAACTGACTCGCTTCCTCCAAAGCATCCCTATCCTTAGCAATCCTCTCCAAAGCCCTTTGAGACTTCTTCTCTGAGGGTGATAATACCAAAGATGGTGCAGGAGGGGCTTTGATGGTTTTCTTAGGCAAGACAACATCATACTTACCCTTTTTAGGCTTAGGGCCAGTTCGCTTAACCGGAGGCTGAATAATCAGCTTCTTGAGTTTCTTGGGCTTCTTAGCAGCCACAAATCACCTCCGACTCAGTTTCAATCCAAACCCTAGCACCGCATGACAATGGCTTATCAGCACTGTGAACTATCCTGCTCGGCCCTTTGATCTCAGCGGTATGAGCGTAAACATTACTCTTGTAGGTCTTAACCGTCAGAACCGGATCGTTTGTTCCGTTCTTGGTGTTAGCCTTAATCTTGTGTTGATTAACGTGAATGATCGTTTTCACCAGTACTGCACAGTACTAATTACGAGACTTTATCCGCTCTGGAATCGAAGACAACTGCGACAGCAACTCCGGTGAGACAGTGCTGGTCGCGGATTGATTATCACTTTTAGTCGTCTTCGGACTCCAGTGCGGGAACCGTGACTGTAAGAAAGACAATGCCAGCTTTCCATCACGGCTTTCCATAATCTTATTAATCAAAGCCTCTTCAGCCTGAGCCTGTGCCGCCAGCACTTGAGCATTCAACTTAGGTTTCTCCTTCCTAAGCTTATCAACCCGACTCGGACTAATCCCACAAGCTCCACACGCCGCAGTCAAACTCATGCCTCTACTCAGCTTGTCCAGAAACATATCAAGCGTTTCCCCCGTTAGATTCTTCTTGATCGATATATCTGCCATATGTTGCAAGCAATGTACCACAAGTTAAAAACACGTCCAGTTTTTTAGGAGGGGGTGTATTGTATTGATCGCTGTTTGGGGGTGGTGGTGGCGGGGGTGTCTTGCCGCAACACCGCTTTTATGTTGACCAATTTAATAATGATTAGACTGGTAATGATAAAAGCCTTTATGTTTACCGATTGGCTAAGGATAAGCCCCGCCCCCAATTTAGCCCCGCAACCCCGCCCCAATCTGCCCCGTCTACATTTTGTGCTGTGAATAAAAGACCCACCACATCTTGTACCCTCTATTTAAGCTGTGAAGACGTTTGTTTTGGATTTGCGTATGATAGGGCATGAGACTACCAAAGCCTCTCATATCGAATCCTCAGGCGAATAAAGGCCATAGAAAAAAGAGAATCTATTCTTTATCTTGCCCACCCCCTGCTCACATTCCCTACGCTGCCCAATGGTTCCACGATTTGAGACTAGCCCACGCCCACCGAGTCAAAGCCTCAATCCATTGCCAAGCTCTGCCCACCGTTTGAACCAAACGAAAGACTGCCCCAAAGTACTGCGCAGTATTCCCACCGATATTATGACACAAAATAAATGCGATTTAGTAAAAATAAAGCTTCCATAGTGGTTGCAAGTATGGTTCCATAAACGGGTGCGACAAATTAACCAAACTGAAAAGGGCAAGAAAATGACAAAGGACAATCAAATCACACTCAGGCCGACAAGCCACAATCACACCGAGGCCTTCGAGGCATACATGAATCACATCCTCACCGACCCGAACTACTCAACAGAAGATCGGATTAAATACTCACGACTAGCAGCTACCGACGAATGCTGGCTACTTGACACCGTCGAGGGATGTGGGATCACATTCGAGAAAGCCCTGAAAGATATAACTATCCGCAAGTTCCAGAATTTAATGCGAAAGGAAAGCGGATTCTATTTGAATGAACCACAACCCTGTAACGGCGATAAGAGCGGGAACTGGGGAGCATACGACAGCACAGGACGATATTGGCAAGACAGTTGCAGCGGGAGTCCATACGACGATAAATCATATATAAGATCGTGTGTAAGGGCTTATATTTGGGAGGAAATCGCAAACGAAAAAGGATACACAATAATCTAACCCACTAAACCAAAAGCAAGAAAAGACAAGAAAATGAACATAAAAACAAAAATCCTGAAACCCACCCTTAAACGTGGACTGCGCGTCAAGGCCACCGACTCCAAGACAGGCATCTCACTGGTTTTAAGTCAAGATGACTATTATTTCGGTAGTGCTACTGGGTTGGAGCTACTTGAAAATATGCACGCGGCTGCCGTCAAAGAGCTTCAGATCAAACTGGAGCAGCCAGCATTTCACGAAAGCGAAATGTGCGGTATCCAGATTGATCGATCCACTTACCTATGGGCTGAACATTGCGATTTGCTTCGTCAGGAGGTGAGCAACTTTGACATCGATCTTGCGCGTGAACGAGCCGTTAACCGATAAACCAAAATCAAGAAAGGATAAGACAATGAAAAAGGACAACAAAACAGGATCAGATAAAATTAAAGAAATGGTAAGCGAAAAGCTTATCGAAGGACTACAAAAGGCCATTGATAAGGGTATTGGCTCGTGGCAGATGCCTTGGAGCGGTGGCAATTCATTCCCCAAAAACTTTAAGAGCGGGAAAGGATACAGAGGCATAAACATATTAACGCTTGGCTTACAGGGATATGAAAGCCCAACTTGGCTTACATTCAAACAAGCTTTTGAGGAAGCTCTACGGCAAGCAAAAGCAGACGGAAGGGAAATCGAAGAAAGGATCGAAAAGAATCGCAGGGGAATCCCTCAAGTGAAGCACTACGAAAACGGAAAGCTATTCAAGGGCGGAGTAAAGAAAGGTGAGAAATCAACCCCCGTTATCTATTGGTCGTGGCTTTACAAAGATGAGGCGGGAAAGACTGTCAAAGATCGCAAGCTTGCGGCCAAAAAGATTCCAATGTTGCGATATTTCCAAGTGTTCAACATTGCCCAATGCGAGGGAATAAAGGACAAGTGGCAACCTGCCCCTGACAAAGAGCACAATCCAATTAAAGAGGCAGAGCAAATGGTTGAGAACATGCCCAATGCCCCTGAAATAACTTTCAAAGAGGCTAAGGCATACTATAGACCAGCTACGGACTCGGTAAATATGCCAAGACTAGGATTGTTTCGGAGTGCTGAGGAATATTATTCAACCCTGTTCCACGAGCTAATCCACAGCACCGGACATAAGTCCAGACTGGATCGTGAAGGCATAACAGAGTTCGCCGGATTCGGCTCAGAGACCTATAGCAAAGAAGAACTAGTCGCCGAAATGGGGGCAGCAATGCTTTGCGCTATCACTGGCGTTAAAAATGAGGCAATGGAAAAGAACCAAGTATCCTACCTGCGCGGATGGATTAAGGCACTAAAGGATGACATCAATCTGGCTGTGTCTGCTGGTGGTCAAGCGCAGGGAGCCGTTGATTATATCGAAGGGACTGAGTTTGAAGACTAAAACCCTTTGCCCTGACACACTGCCCCCGCAAGGCGGGGGCAGTAGTCAGTGCGAAAGCTGAAACAAACCAAAACAAAACAAAGAAAGTAATACAATGCCAAATACAAAAACAAACAGTAAGAAAAAAGTAGCAAAGAAAAAAACAGTTAAAAAGAAAGTAGTCAAACCAGAGTTTGAGTTTCTGAATACTGAATCCAAGAGGACAGTCTTGGCAGTAGCAAAGTCAGAGCTTAAAAAGGACAAAGAAAACAAGAACAAAATCTGGAAGCTGTTAGACACAAACAAAGCAAACCACATCAAGCTTGCTTTGGAGATATATAAGTACGCGGAAAAGATGAAGCTCGGACAAGCTAATCAAACCCTCAAAAATTATGTCTACGAATGGCGACAAGCAAACAA